GCTTTCAATGTAGCACTTAGACCTACACTTGATAAAGATAATTCAAAAGCAATATTCATCTCTACTCCTAGAGGTAGAAATAATTATTTTGCTGAATTTTATCACAGAGGATTTAGCGATGAATTTCCTGAATGGTGTTCTATAAAAGCTACTTGGCATGAAAATCCAAGAGTATCTGAGCAAGACATTGTTGAAGCAAAGAAAGGAATGTCAGAGGCTGAGTTTGCTCAAGAATATATGGCAGACTTTAATGTATTTGAAGGTCAAGTTTGGTCATTTAACCATGAACAATGTGTAGCAGATTTATCTGAGTTTGATACTTCAAAGATGGACGTATTTGCTGGACTTGATGTCGGATATAAAGACCCTACAGCATTTTGTGTAATAGCGTATGACTGGGAAGAAGAAAAGTTTCACTTAGTAGATGAGTATCTAAACAGTGAAAGAACTACTGAACAGCACGCTGCTGAAATACAAAAATTGATTGACAAATGGGATATTGATTATATTTATATTGATTCTGCTGCAGCACAAACGAGATTTGACTTTGCACAAAATTATGACATTAGTACTATAAATGCTAAAAAATCAGTACTAGATGGTATAGGTCATGTTGCAGGAGTAGTAGATAATGATAAACTTATTGTTAATCAAACTTGTCGTGAATCTCTCATGGCATTAGACCAATATCAGTGGGACCCAAATCCTAATTTATTAAAAGAAAAGCCGAAGCATAATCAAGCATCGCATATGGCTGATGCAATTCGATATGCCTTGTATACGTTCGAGACCACAGCGACAAGTTTTTAAGACCCCTATCAAAAATAACATTTGACATTATATGTGATTTTTGTTATAATTCTAAAAAGAGTAAAAATAATGAATTTAAAGAGAGATTTAGTTAAATATGTTCGAGATAAAGCTAAATCAAGATACCGTAAGAATGATAAATGTTATATCTGCGGTGAAACCGAAAATTTAGATTTTCATCATTTCTTTGGACTGACAGAACTTTTAGACCATTGGATTCAGAAACAAGGTATAAAAGTTGAAACTGAAGAAGATATATTAAGTGCTAGGGAAATATTTATAGAAAAGCACGAAAAAGAACTTTACGATGAAGCTGTGACGCTGTGCCATATGCATCATTTACGATTACACTCAATTTATGGAAAACGACCTAAATTAGTCACGGCAATGAAACAAAAAAGATGGGTTGAAAAACAGAGAGTAAAATATGGCGTGGTATGACAGATTTTTAGGTATTGAAAGAGAGGAAAAATTAAATCCTTCTCAATATACCATTGCAAGAGACGAAGGTCTCTCTGTTGATACTCGTGAAATAAAATCAAACTATCGTTCAGCTTATGAAGCACTAGAAGTAGTAAACAGAGCTGTTAATATGATAGTTGATGACGTAGCAGAAATACCTTTCTCTGTTAATGCAAAGTTAAGAGGAATAACACCTGTTGCAAAAGATATTAGAAGGTCAAAAGTAGATATACTACTTAATAGAGCACCAAATCCTTTTCAAGATGTTAGTGCTTTTAAAAGAAATTTAATTATCGACCTAATAATAGATGGAAACATATTTATCTACTATGATGGTGCTCACCTTTACCATTTACCAGCAGATAAAGTTAAAATCTATACTGATGATAAAACTTTTGTAGAAAAATATGAATTTGATTCAACGATAGAATATTCAGTCAATGAGATAATTCATATTAAAGAAAACAGTTTTAATTCAATTTATAGAGGCGTACCAAGATTGAAACCAGCGTACAGAACAATGGTTCTCTTGGACAATATGAGAAGTTTTCAAGATAACTTCTTTAAAAATGGAGCAGTCCCTGGATTAGTATTAAAAAGTCCAAATACTCTTTCTGAAAAAATAAAAGAAAGAATGTTACAAGCTTGGAGCATGAGATATAATCCTAAAACTGGAGGTAAAAGACCTTTAATTCTTGATGGTGGACTTGAAGTTGATGATTTAACTAAAGTAAACTTTAAAGAATTAGACTTTCAAGAATCTTGCAAAGCAAATGAAAAAGTTATACTAGAAGCACTAGGAATACCACCAATTCTTATGGACGGTGGTAATAATGCTAATATTAGACCGAATCATAGGCTTTATTACTTAGAAACTATATTACCTATAGTTAGAAAAGTAGCATACGCTTTTGAAAGATACTTTGGTTTCGAACTCGCAGAAGATGTAACCAGAATTCCTGCGTTACAGCCTGAGTTAAGAGACCAAGCCGCCTACTATGCAACTCTTGTTAATACAGGAATTATTAGTCCAAATGAAGCAAGAGAAGCACTAGGCAAAGAACCAGTTGATGGATTTGATGAACCAAGAGTACCAGCTAATATAGCAGGTTCTGCGGTAAATCCCGAAGAAGGTGGAAGACCACCACAAGACGAGGAGAATATAGATGGCGAATCCTAAAATGAAAACATTAACAACTCTTGGCGAGTATTTTAAAAAGAAAGGAAAAATTCTTTCTATTTCAGAATACCAAGCACAAGATGACGCTCCTGTTAGAGTACAAATAGTTAAAAGAACTTTTAACTCTTGGGCTCGTATGGTCAGCATGTTAAATTACAACTTACCTGAAACGGTAGCTGCAATTAACAAACCAAAAGCTGCACCAAAGAAAACAGTTGCAAAAGCTACTAAAAAGAAAGGTGATTAATTATGAATAAAATATTTCATTATACTTCTACTTTTAAAAGTTTAGGCGAGCAAGATGATGGTAGTATAGACATTAAAGGGTCTGCTAGTACCAACGGTCTTGACAGAGCTGGAGATATTATCGAGGCAGATGCTTGGACTAAAGGTGGTTTAGAAAACTTTAAAAATAATCCTATTATATTGTTTAATCACGATTACAATAAACCTATTGGAAGAGCAACAGGTTTAGAAGTGAACGACAAAGGATTAGATATCTCAGCGAAGATATCTAAAGCAGCGGGCGATGTTAAAGATTTAATTAAAGATGGTGTCCTTGGAGCTTTTTCTGTTGGTTTCAGAGTGAAGGACGCTGATTATATGACCGAAACCGACGGATACAAGATAAAGGACGCTGAACTTTTTGAAGTTTCTGTAGTATCAGTACCTTGCAATCAGGGAGCAACATTCTCTCTAGCAAAGTCTTTTGATAATATGGACGACTATGAGGAGTTTAAGAAGAATTTTGTAAAGGCTAACTCAATGGACTCAGCAGACGCTGTTGAAATTGAGCAGCCAAGCGAGGAGAAATCCTCAATTTTGGAGAAAAATATGTCTGAAGACAATAAAACAACTCCTGAAGGCTTTGACCTTGAAGCATTCGCAAAACAAGTAGCAGAAGATACTGCTGCTAAGATTGCTATGCAACAAGCTGAGCAGAAAGCAAAAGAAGCTGCTGAGGCGGAAGAAAAATCTGTTGAGGAAGCTGAAGTGAAGGCTGCTGAAGAAGCAAAGCAGGAAGAACAGAAAACAGTTGTAACATCAGTTATGACTGGAGCAGAAAAGCTAATTTCTGATGTTGAAGATAGAGTTCTTAACAAGCACGAAGATTTAGAGACTGTAATTAAGTCTTTAGAGTCTGAATTAAAAGACAGAAGTGCTGAAATAGAAGCTATGAGAGAATCTAAAAGGATTTTCTCTGACAGAGGAAATAGTGACTGGAAAAAAGCATTTGAAGCTGACATTATGGACGCAAAAATGCTCGGTCTAGCTACTGGAAAAGGTTTTGATACTGACCTTGCAAAATCAGTGATGGAAAAAGCTAACGCTATGTCTGGTGTTGGTGTTTCATCTGATGACTTTGAGCAAGTAGTTTCAACTAATATTGAAAGAGATATCCAGAATGAATTAGTATTAGCACCTCTATTTAGAGAAATACCAATGACTTCTGCGACTCAAATCATTCCAATCCTACCTGACTCTGGTTACGCAGAATTTACTGCTAACCAAGCTGCTAGTGGTAGTTCACCACATGGTAACTTAGCTCAGAGAGGAGACGCATACAACCCAGGTTCAGCGGGTGGTATCGATATGACTGAGAGAACACTCTCAACTAAAAAATTAATCTCTACTTCCTTTATAGGAAATGAAACTGAAGAAGATGCAATCTTGCCTATTCTTCCGTTAATTAGAGAGTCAATGGTTAGGTCTCACGCTAGAGCAATTGAAAATGCTATCTTAGTAGGAGATGACGCTGATGGTGCATTCGGAACTTCTGGAGCATCTTTTGAAGGACTTTGTCACTTAGCGGCAAACGACTCAAACACTACACAGCCAAGTGGTACATTTGCTGCTACTGACGCTGTTACTGCAGCTGATTTACTAGCTTTAAGAAAAGCAATGGGTAAATATGGTGTTAACCCAAGTGAAGTAGTTTACATAGTATCTCAAGATGTGTACTATGACTTGTTAAACGACGCTGAGTTCCAAGATGTGAACTTAGTTGGTGACATGGCTACTAAGCTAAGTGGTGAAATCGGACAAGTATTTGGTTCAAGAGTACTTATCTGTGATGAGTTCGCTGCTAAAGCTCACTCTAAATTTAACTCTGTAGCTGTATACCCAAGAAACTATGTAATGCCTAGATTAAGAGGTGTTACAGTAGAATCTGACTACGATGTCGAAAACCAAAGAAGAGTCCTAGTGGCTTCTCAAAGAATAGGTTTCTTAGACCTAATCGATGGTGCTGACTCAGTACAAGCTCTTAAATACAAATCTAACTAATAGATTGATATGGCTCGAGGGGAGCCTTATCCCCTCACTTATAATTATGGCAGTATCACAAGGCGGAACAAATTTGATAACATTAGCACAGTACAAAGATTTTGCTGGGCTCAATGGCGTGTCGGAAGATGCGAAATTGAATGTTATCATTCCGTCTGTGAGCCAAGCCGTAAAAACATATTGCGGAACTTCGTTTGTAGACTTTTATAGCTCTGCTAAAACGGAGTTCTTCGATATAAAAGATAATCATACTACTGCAATAATGCTAGATGAAAGTCCAATAGTAAGTATAACTTCAGTCCAAGAAAGAGATGGACAAGCCAGTGCATATGTGACCCTCATATCCGAAAATTCTGATGGTAGTGGCAAATATGAATATACTGTAGATGAAGAAACCGATACTATTTTTAGAACTGAAGATACTACTGATAAATCTTTTCCAAAAGGAAGAAAAGCAGTAAAAGTAGTTTACAGAGCAGGATACGCAAGTACTCCTGGAGATTTAAAACTAGCACTTTTTGACTTAGTAAAATATTACTTAAAAGATGAAAGAAAAGAAAGACTTTCTATAAGTGGAGCTCAGATTAGTAACCAAGTTACTACCAGCCTAAGAGAAAATATTGGGTTTCCTGACCACATAAAAAGGATTCTTGATTTCTATAAACTGTATAAATAATGTCTAAACAAACTACAGTAAAGTTTTCCCCTACACCAGGTAAAGTAAGAAATATAGAGGACTTAGGAAATACTTATTTAGAAACTTTAAATGCTAATTCAAGTTTATTTAGACGAGATATAGATAGACTTCTTACTCATACTATGAAAGTTCAAGACTTAATGGACGATGGAAATAATATTTTAGTCAGAATGGAAAAGCTTTTACAAAAGCAAGGTAAAGATATAGATACTTTTTTTAATGAAGGACTAACAAGTGTATCTGTTACACAAAGTGGTAAAGAAGTAAGAAGTCAATTTGATAATCTTAAAGAACAAGCTAAATTTGCATTTGGAGAAAGATTTTTTTCAAGTAAGGAACTTGAATTTGGTCATGTTGATATTCCGATTGTAGGAGTTAGACTTGCAGCTTTAGCAGATGCACTACAAAAGTATGAAGATGCATTACGAAAAGCAAGAGGGGCAGGAAGAGAAAGAATTCAAGGACAATTAGAAGCAGAAGGAGTAGCTCAACCTGGTACTGCACTTAATAAAGATAAAAAACCATTAGCTTTTGTTAAAAATGTTGCTGATATAAAATTAATTAAAAAAGATATACAAAAAATGTTACTAGGAGTAGCAGCTGTAGAAAATTTACCAGTTCAGAAAAATTTATCATCTAAACAAAAATATTTTCAGCTTATTGATGAACTTTCAGGACCAAATTTTACAAACCAACAGCATCAATTAAATATAATTAAAACTAAAGGAATTAACATACTAAAAGGAAAAGTTGATGTAAAAATAGAAGCAGAAAATAAAAGTTTAAATAGTTATAAAGCTTGGTTTCAAAAAGCTTTTGGAAGAAATGCTTCAAGTATACTAAGTAAAGGAAAATTTGAAAAACAATTCAAACAACAATTTTTAGATGAATTTGATATTGGAGAATTAACAGGGTCTCCTGCTATAAATGATAAAATTGTTAAAGATATTGGTAAAATTGCAAAAGGTAAAAAACCAACTCCTGTGAATACAAGAAAAAAGACTTCAAGAAAAGTTAAAAATTCAGTATCAAAAAAAGTAAGTAAAGTAGCAGCGGCTGCAAAACAAAGTAAAAAGAAATTATCTTCTCAAGCAAAGAAAGCTGTAACTGCAGCAAAAATAACATCAAGTAAAAGAGTTTCAAACACAAAAAGAGCTACTGGAACTGATGCCTTAAATTTAGCAAAAGTACAAGCGGCAATAAATACAAGATTACCTGCAGAAGTTAGAAGAAATATGGGAAGACCTGCACTAATAAATCAAACTGGAAGATTTTCAAATAGTGTAAGATTAACAGGATTGAGACAAGCACCAAATAGTGTTGTAGCGGATTATACTTATCAATTAAATCCCTATGAAACATTTGAAAATAATGGTGTAAGACAATGGCCTACTGGATATAATCCAAAGCCACTTATAAGTAAAAGTATTAGAAACTTAGCAGCAGCATTTATAGACCAAAAATTTACACTTAGGAGGGTTTAATGTCTACTGAGTATAGAACAAAGCGTCGAAAAATAGTAGACGCAGTAGTAGATAAAATAAAATTAGTAAATGGGCAACACCCCTACAACTCAAATGTGTTTAATAATGTTAAAGGGAGAATGTTGTTTTTAGATGAAATAGAAGAATATCCGAAAGTCTGTGTTATAGCAGGAGATGAAGTAAGAGAATATCAGACAGCAGGATTTAAATGGAGATTTTTAAATTTAACAATTAGAGCATACGTTCGAAATGAAGAAGATGCTCAAGAAGAATTAGCAACGCTATTCGAAGATATCGAAAAGATTATCGATGAAAGCGATGCTTTAGTGTACGACACTAGCATAATACCCAACGGTAAAACTACTTCAATGACAATTGATAGTATTACTACTGATGAAGGAGTGATTGCTCCTTTAGGAATCGGGGAAATGACAGTTACAGTACGATATTAAGAAACGGCGAAGCAGATAAATATCTAGCTAAGCCCTTTCAATGTGATAGGAGATAAAAATGGCACTTAATCTATCAAGAAATACCAAGGTATACGTCAGTTCAGTAAATGGTGTAGGCGCTACGGGCGGCATCAGAACTGTTACTGTTACTACTGCGGGTTCTGGTCATGCCGTGGGCGATGTTATTACATTTGCTGATGGAGACACTTCAGCAAGTGGAGTCAATGCAAAATGTATTGTAAATGCAGTAGGTGGTTCAGGAGCAGTTACAGGA